CGCTACGGCTATGCGTCGCGGAGAAATAGGCTCTCTTTTTTGGAGCGATTTAAGTGTAGACGGTAAAAGCATAGTAATTAGAGAGCGTAAACATCCGCTTAAAAAGAAAGATGAGGTAGTGCCACTGTTACCAGCAGCTATTGAAGTCATATCCAGACAAGTGCCTGAAGACTCTGATAGAAAAGTGTGGGTAGGTAAAGATAAGAACAAACGTCAAGTCTATGCTTCTGAGCTTATTTTCCCACAGAATGCAAAATGTGTGTCTCAAGCGTTTAAAGATGCGTCAAAGCGTTGCGGCGTTGAGGATTTGAGGTTTCACGATTTGAGGCATGAGGCAATATCCCGATTGTTTGACATGGGGCTTGACTCGATGATTGTTGCCGTATTTAGCGGTCACAGAGATATTAATATGTTGCGGCGGTACACGCATCCAAATGCAAATAAAATTTTGGACATGATAAAAACTAGCGTTAGTAAATAAAAAAAGGGGGTTAACCCCCTTATTTTTTTACGTTTAAATGTTCAATTTGCTCAATCAATTCTTTTAAATAAAATTCTGCTTTCTTTAAATCTTGCAATTGTAGATCGGTGTTGACTTTATGTTTGTGACGCCAGCGATGCAAATATTTCTTAACATTTCCTTCAAGAAAATATTGATACCCATCACCAAGCGAGTCTTCTAAGTAGCGAAGGCACTCGATAGCGCCGTAGGTGTAATGAGCTGGGTTCTCTACGTTCTTATCTTTCTCGACTAAATCCAACATTAAGTTGTAACCCCTATGCTAAGTTGTTATTTGCGCTAAGCCTATGTCACGTTTTTGATTAAAAAACGCTTCCACAACAGCCTTGTCTGCCACCCTTTTCTTACCTAATTTATAGGTAGGAATCGGAAAGCTCTCCTTATGCACCGAATTGTGCAAGCCTTTCACTGACATTCCTAAAAGGTCTGCAAGCTCAGGCATTTGATAATATGGTTTATCCATTACTTCTCCTTGTATTTTAAGTTTTGTAAATTGTTAATAATATAGTCTTTACCTGATTTAGCGTGTTCAGCAGCTATCTCAAAAGGCACATGTACAAACTCGTAAGCCACATCAAAGCTGTCGTGTTTAACGGCGCAAACAGTTTGAACGCCCGGTGTTTGACTTTTAAGTACAAACTGTTGTCCACCACCCTCATAACTATTAGCCGAAGTAACACTGTATTTAGTCATAACACCGTTTTGTATAACCATTAAATCACTTGTGTCAGAGCTGTCTTTGTTAAACGCAACCGATCCTCCAGCGTTTACAATGTAACTTACAAACGCATACAAACCAGCGTCTTGCCTTTCCGATGCCTCACGATATGAGCTAACAGCATCTTGGTCTGAGCCTAACGTCAGCCATATGTACTCAACATCTAATATCTTTGCTAACTTCTTAACTGAGTTAGCCCTTGGTCTTGCTTCACCAGACAACCATTTTCTAACAGCTTCTTGTGAAACACCCATCATCTTTGCAATTGTCACCTGTCTGCCTTTGCCATACTCTGGAATATTAGAGCTTTTATTACATGCTTCGTTCAATCTATCTTTAAAACTATTCACTTTATTCACCTTATTTAATATTGTTGGTTCAAAATCCATCTATATTAATGTAACGCACAAACTATAAATAGTTATAGGTTTTGGAATTACATCCTCGCACCACCACAACATTTCATCTGTCTGCTGTGGACACGTTAGGTATACGGTGTATGAATATTGCACTAAATTATCAGTCATGAGGCAATACTGCATTAAAAATACAACCAAGTCAACTTTGTGTTGTTTTTAATTGTTTGACAAATGTCAGTAAGGCGCTTTGCCCCTCCTCTTTAGATTTTAATGTGCCCAGTACACGGCTGTCAGCAGTGTCTTTTGACATTATGTGAATCACTCGAACGGGCTTAGTTTGCCCTTGTCTATGTAATCTGGCATTAAACTGTTGATACAGCTCTAAAGACCACGTTAAGCCAAACCACACGATCACGCTGCCACCTTTCTGTAAGTTCAGCCCATGACCCGCGCTTGCTGGGTGGCAGAGCATTACGGGTATCTCGCCATTGTTCCATTTGTCTATCGTTTTTGGGTTCTTGTCGAGTACAACAGCCTTTGGAATGGCCTTTTTAATCTCAGCCAAATCTGACTTAAAGTTGTAGGCAACCAATAATGGCTCTGTTGATGTGTCTGCAATCTCAACTAACGCCTCTACTTTCTTAGCGTGCATTAGCTCATAGCCTTCTTCGGTATAAATGCACCCGTTGCTTATCTGCAATAGCTTGTTGATTTGTACCGCCGCATTGACCGCCATAATCTCACCGGCCTCATACATTAAAATGAAATCACGCTTCATATCTTCATAAGCTTTTCGGGCTTTAGGTGGCAGCACAACGTCCACGTTAACGTCTAAGCGATCTGGCATCTCAAGGTAGTCTTCGCTAGACATACGAAGTACAACGTCTTTCACTGCACGATAGATGGCGTTAACCCTGTCGGTTTTGACTGCCCACTGGTTCCACGCCGGGTTACCAACTAACTGGCAATACTTCTCTAAAAACTTGCCTCTTGTGTTTTGTAATCGCTTACCCTTGTCAAGCAGATAAATCTGAGGCCACAGCTCCATTAAGTTATTTGGCGCTGGTGTCCCTGTGAGATGCACCATCCGATCTATTTTTCCAAGCACCTTGCGTAATGACTTCCAGCGTTTACTGCTGTGAGATTTAAAGCTACTCGACTCATCGATCACCACCATGTCGTAATGCCACTTTTGGCCTAGTAGCTCAACAAGCCACGGTATGTTCTCTCTGTTAATGATGTGAATCGGTGTCTTTTCAAAGACAGCGGCTTTGCGCTTTGCAGGGCTTAAACCCGCTAAAACCGTGTGTTTTAACGCGCTTGTGTGTTCCCAGAGCTGTATCTCTGTAGGCCAAGTGTGTTTTGACACGCGTAGGGGCGCAACAATTAGCACCTTTTTTACCTTTTTGGATGCAATTAAGTCCGATAAGGCGGTGAGGGTGGATATTGTTTTGCCGAGCCCCATGTCGATCCATAAGGCTGCAGCCTTGTTTTTCTTGACAAAACTCACCGCTTTTTTTTGGTATTCGTGCAAGTCTGATCGTTCTAACATAAAATTTTTGATCCGTCGGATATTGAGTCTACGATGTGTACCGTAAACCCCGCCTCTTTAAGCTTTCTATGTATCGCGGCCTGATAGGGTGTCGGTTTTTTATTGGG